CAAACTACCTGCTCGCCGTATCCGCGGTGGTAGTAAGGTAAAGGGGAGAGGAGTGAACAAGACTGGGTCGAGTTCCTCCTCTCAGAGTACGGACGGCTCTCCTGCAATTTCGGTTGTAGGGTTACCGGAGGAGGACGTAAGCCCTCCTAAGTCCACACTTTCTAGTGGTAGCTCTAGTCAAGCCACCACTCCTTCGGAAACCCCCCTTCTAGCCAACGACAGCTTACCGGCCGTCGTTGACGATGATGAGGAGGTGGTTTACGATGCTCCGGTTCCAAAAAACAAGACGGGCCGTGCCTATTACCAATCGGCAATGGGACTGACCGTGGGACGCGTGGCTGTTCACCATGTGTTCCAACGTCCTGTAGAATTACTTGCGAATAGCAAGCAACTCATTTGGGATTCGGATGCTCATGCTCTTGCTGGTCGAGGTAGATTAGCCCGCCTATCGGATAGATGGCGTGCAATTAACCTACCTCAGCCACTAAGTAAGCATGAAAAGGATTCACTACGCGCCGAGGATCTCTTGAGATTCTGGAAGTCGCAGAAAGATGAAGAAGGGCACCCTACTCAGGATGCTCGTCTTTTCTTCCGGCGCCTCCGGATCTTAGAGTTCCAGCGCTGCGTGATCGATACTTTATTCCTTGCTCTTCAGGCTTCACACCTGAAGCTCAATAGCCACGAGGTCAGGAGGGTCAACAGGTTTCAATACCTGGTGATCCAAACACCTGTCCTCGCGGCGAATAGAATAAAGCTTTGGGCGGGTATCTGCAGGTCCCATTACTTTGAAGACCCAGAAGCGCCTCGTCTCCCTGGTTTATTCCAGAGGATGACGAGGAATCAGCTTCTGGCTGTTTCTTTCATGGGGCGTGCTTTGCCCCCGCCTCCTAAGGACGAGTCTTTGCTACAAGACTACGTCGACAGGTTACAGACAGAACCCCCACCACCTCATCCTGGGTGGCAGGAGTTCTGTCAGACCTATTTTAGCGAGCATCCGCCTATGTATCCCGTCGAGTACAGAACCGATCCGTCGGTTTCTGCCTCTCTCGGTTATTCCCGAGAGAACGGTGGGTTTACAAAGGCCGTCCAAGACTTAGTGTCTTTGGGCGTTGCTCTTCACTTCCTCTGGCTCGAACATCTAGATCACTGTCGAGGTGATCCAAGGTCTCCGGGCCATCCTGTTTTAAACCAATACCCTCATATCTATGATGTATTGGAGCAAATCAGTACTCCGGTCAAACGTCAAAAACCAGGGGATATCCCTGGAGTTTGGCTGGAGGAGGATGCGATTAGCGAAGGTAGTGACCAATCATCATCGTTTGATTCGGATCTCGAGTCTGAAGGTTCGTCGGATGGAATGTCCGACTCGGCCTCAGAAACGGGCTCCGAAACTTCCTCTGACGATGGGAGTAGGTTTGGGAACACTCAGGCGCAATCCTATGAAGATAGGGTGCTCCATGAGTTTGTTCCTAAACCAAAAACCTTCGCTGATTTACGGCAGCGGGCGTCTTTCGAAGTGCGTCATTCATACGCACTCCGGATCGCCGTGCATGCCATTTTGGGTAAGGTCTCTCATATCCCTCTTCTTCCGTTATATGCGGAAGAAAAGGGACTGAAAGTACGTTACCCAGCGACAACGCTTGCCGCCGCCACTTTGGTTTACCAAATGTGGAGGCGTGCAATCGATTCGCATATGAAACGGGACCCCAAACACTCTCAGTCTTTGGGTGGCTCAATTCCCCTTCCTTTGCATACGTTAACACCGCAGACAAAGGAAGACAATCGGAAATTGAGTCAAGGTTTGGAATATTTATATTCCCAAGACCTGTCATTTGCAACAGACTTGCATCCGCACTGGTTGACTTCCGGTGCGTACGAGGCTGTTGCGCCGTATCATCCTGCCTTGGGCGAGTGGGTTAGGTATTTTGACAAGTTGTTTGGACCTCATAAGATCCTTCACAACTTGCAGAAAACCCAATTGATCCCTCCCAAGGACCTGCTCCGCGTAACCCAACCGGAAGATATGCCTGTCTTGTTTGAAGATAGGCATACCTATACGGCGGATAGAATCATCATTTTTGATGATGAGAATCTATCCAAGGCCGCGGAAATGGCTGCGAATTGGGCCGTTTGGCTCGACTCGCTAGAGACCGTTCCCGGTCCCCTCACGACAACCTCTGCGTCAATGGGCGATGCGACATCGTTCCCAGTGATGCCCCTCCTGACCGAGTTTTGTGCTCGGCAGGCAGGTATAGAAAATTTCGTGACCGCCGGCGATGATGCCGTTCTTTCAAAGGTGACTCCAGAGAAAGAGCGAATCTTCGAGGAAACGGTTAAGGCGTGTGGTGGTGTTTTATCTTTAGGGGATCCCAAGAAAGGGAAACCCAACAAGATTTTTAAACACCGGAACAAATTCATGTTCTGTGAGCAGGCTTACGTTGTTCGATCAAAGAACAACGTTTTCCAAGTTCCCACCACACACCTCAGTTTGTGGACTGCACCCCCGGGAGGGTCGAAAGGCTCGGTTGATTGGTTTAATCAACCGTCGTCCGTTCGACAGCATTATGAAAATGCAGGGCTCCCGCTGGTTACCTCGCTTTGGTGGAAAACCAAGACGTGGCATTCAGTGAGTGCAGCCTACAAGCTAGGCTTGCCTGTTGGCGCGAGCGTGGAACTAGGGGGAATTGGTCACCCCATGTTCCCCCCTAGAGCTGGCCCGTTGAAACATGACACTACCGTTTGGTTAAATGCTGTGTCTCAATTGGACCAGTTCTCTCTCGCCTTGGGCACAGGACTTTCCGTTCTTCCTACTGGGTTAACTGCATTGGCACGCAGTTCCATTAGGGAGGGTTTGGAAGCCCTTACCTGGTCTGTCATCGGAGATGAAATACCAGGCTCCTTGATTAAGGAGATTGGTCAGGAGTCGCCGTCTAGTCTTTTTATTGACCAGGCAGCGGATGTCCTGTCCAGAATAGTCACGTCTTGGGAAATTTATTCCCGTCCTCCTCCTCCTCTGATAAGGACGCCGTCTTTAGCGGTTAGTACTTACCAGTTCAGGAAGAAGGTCAGGAAGTTCCCCAAGGTAGGATCATTTGAATATGAGCCTACCATGGTTGACGTGGCGCGCAAGAAGACCCATTTTATCGATGAAGCTGTTTTAGACGGCCTCATCGGTAACCTTAAAGCCGCTCGGGCTTATGGGCTACATATCTCTTCGTTTGATAAAAAACAAAGGGCTATGCAGCAGTGGGAGCACCTTGCTGATATGCGGATAGATAGAGCTTACGTGGCAGGGAAACTCG